ATGTTCCGCACGGGCACGATTGTGCGGCCGGTGGCCTACCCAGCCATAGACGGCCTGAGGATCTACGCGGCGCTGGCCGTATTCATTGAACATGTGGCTGGTGGCGCTGCCGTGGATTATTTCAAAATCCCTGGGGCCGCACTTACCTATCAGTCGGATTCCCTATGGATGAAGGCTCTCGCCTATTTGCTTGACGGCAATCACGGCGTCGACGTTTTCTTCATCATCAGCGGTTTCCTTATGGCGCGCATCGTCTTGTCGACCCGCACACCATTCAGCTACGGAAGCTTCCTGCTACATCGTTTCACACGAATCTATCCTGCCTTCCTGATCGCCTTGATCCTGGTCGCGGCAGGTGATGTTTTCCTATTTGGCTGGCCCTGGAAGCCGATGGACTTCGCGAAGAATCTGATTTTCTTGAACGCGATACCGTCGCTGGGGGTGACGCCTTACAACAATGTTACCTGGTCGCTTGGGTTCGAATTCGCTTTTTATCTCGTTGTCCCAGTGCTGACGCTAGGCGCTGCGGTGATCGATAAGCGGGTGGCCGCCATCATCATGCTCGCGGCAGCTTTTTGGTGGATGCCAGACACCTACGTGCGGATGTTGGGGATGTTTGCCGGTGCGGTTATCGGATCAATGGATGATGCATTGCTCCGCCGCATAGCAAGGATGCTCCCCCTGTCGCTTGTGATTGTGGCCTACCTGGCTTGTGGAATCCTGAAGGTCTTCTGGTTCAAGACCTACTTGGGCTATTACTACACGTTCCTGGCTGTCGCATCGATCGCCTTCGTCAAGGTGGTCTGGGACGACAGGAGTATTATCGCCCGAGCCCTGAGCGCGCGCCCGGTCAGATTCCTGGGTACACTTTCCTATTCGATATATCTCTACCACCCCATCATCTTCTCGATCGTGCTATACAAGATGACGCCGTGGCCTGCATCCCCTGCCGGCTTCGTTTGGTATGCGGTGGCAACGACGCTGACCACACTCGTAGTCGCCTACCTGTCCTACATGCTGGTCGAACGCCCATATTTCACCAAGAAGCCACCGGCGAAGGCCTCCGCCGAGATCACGGTGCCAGCCTGATCACGGTGCCAGCGGCGAGGATATGGCGCGCACGTAACCCTGCAGCCCGGTCAATTGGTCGGCGAGCTGCCCAGCGTAGCGGACCACTTCGTCATATCGTCCCGCGCACGCTGCAATAACGCCGATGAAGTCAGGGGCGGCGCCTGCATCAACTCGGCCTGCGGGCTGGGAATTCGCGGCGGCACGACCGGAGCGCAGCTTGTCGAGTTGTGCGCGCAGCCCTGAAGCAGCAGCATCAAGGTCAGCAGCGTGAGCCTGGCTCGCCAGGATCTGCCCACGGTATTTCGCATAGTTCGCCTCTACGGATTGCTGGGCAGCAGCCTCCTGCGCCCGGTATTGCTCGGATAGCTTCTGCGCCTCGGCCTGGGCTTCCAGAGCAGCCTGCTGGTGACCAGCAGCATATTGGTCATGGCCGTACCAACGGATGCCCGCCACGGCCGCCAGCACAAGCGCGGCGCCTATCAGGATCAGCACCCAGGGCTTCATCAGTCCAGCAGGCATAGTTCGCGCTCCCCCTCACGGCGGTCGACCAGGCCGGCGCACAGCTTGTTGCCAGGCGTGCGGCAGTCGAATTTGCGCTTGTCGACCGTGATGTAGGTCCAGTCCATGATGGCGTTGCATGCGCCCGCGCGGTCCCCGGCGTTCAGCTTTTTCAGGAACGTGGAGCGTGCGCAGGCACCGGAGCCAATGCTGTAGCCGCAGAACGACGTCACGCCTGCGCGTTGTGGCGCAGACATGGGGACGGTCACCAAGCGGTCTACCGCGGCGAAAGCGATGCCCACATCGGTATTGAAGAAGTCGGCGCACTGCTGCGGCGTGGCCACGTCACCAGCCTTGACGCCGGCAGTGTGTCCCTGGCATATCGTCCATACCTTGGCGCCGTCCTGATAGGCCTTCAGGCGCGTACCCTCGGCATCATGTAGGAACAGTCCCAGAATTACTCCTGCGCTCGCACCGACGGCGACAGCGGCCTTCACCGCATTGCTCAATTTACTCGCCATCGCGCGGACCCTGTTTCCAAGCCCGTAGGCCGATGCCGATGATGGCGAGCAGCGCCGTCACGATGCCGGCGCCCAGGGCGTGCGGCACATCTGCCGGAACGTACAGCGCCATGAGTGCCTCAGCGATGGAAACCAGCAGGATTGCCAGCATTGCCCAGACACTGTAGAACTTGAACAGTCGATGCACGTCATCGATAAGCGGGATTTTCATTTGATATGTTCCCTGATGGAAAACCAGACAGCGACGCATAGAAACCCGATCAAGGCCCACAAGCCCTTACTGGCCAGTTCCGTGAATAGTTTTTGATAGAACTCTTCGCGCCGCTCTTCGCGCTTGATGATGGCCTCGTGGTATCGACGATGGCCTTCCGGGTCGCCGTCCGGAAACGAGCTTTCGAGCAGCTTGTTGAGCTTCATCACTTTCTCGTCGACAGCTTCGATGCGGAGCTGATTCTCGCTGTGCTGTGAGCTGTTGTCCGCCCGCTCTTCACGGCGCCATCCCTCGAAGGCGGAAAGAATTGCGCGAGCGTCTTCGCTCATCCCCGGAGGAAAGCGATCAGTCTCTGATGGCTTCTGCGTCTCTACCATCCTTACCGCCGCCGCCGTGCGCCGATGAAGCCGTATGCGGAATTCGTGCTGATCGAAAACTGAGACAGCAGCACGAGAAACACATTGGTGGCGATTGCAACTCGCACACGCAACGTACCAACCGACACCCCGATGGCTTGGCCTGCAGATGCAGAGAATGGTAGTTGCACCATAGCGCCGCCGGCAGGGGGCGTAGGCAGAGTGGAAGACGTGGTGTTCAGACCTACGATGGTGAGCGCTTGATTAGTCGTTCCGCCAGGCGCTGTCCACGCTGTGCCCCACACATCCCAATCCCCGGCAGTGAGGGACAAACTCACGATGTTCGTGGCAGTGTTTGTCACCAGCGCTACTGCAGCGCCTGGCGCTACAGAATTGGATGCGTATTGACCCACCACACCGGCGGCGGCATCTGACGTATCGACGATCCCCTGGATGATCGGTTGTGCGAGCGTTGGGGCTGTTCCGAACACCAGCTTCCCGCTGCCCGTCTCGTCGCTCATGACGCCGGCCAATTCAGCGGAGGATGTAACTTGAAACTGGTTAAGCTTTCCCAGCGTGGACGCGGCGTTGACGACATCCGCCACGTCAAACGTCCTGAACGTCGGCGGCTGGCCTGCACCTTGAGACACAAGCACCTGGCCTGAAGTCGAAGCGCCGCTATCCAGCAACTGATAAGGATTTTTGGTAGCCATGATTTTCCTATATCTGCCAGCGCGTGAACACCGCAGGCGTCACAGAGTAAGAGATCTGAATTGCATCACCGGGATTCAACACAAACGAACCAGATGAAAGCCCAAGAGCGTGAGATACGCCATTTCGAATGAACGTGATACCGGAAATAGTGCCGCCGCTGATGATTACGTTTTCTGCATATGGATCATTGTTCGTGTAGGTGAATGGCGATGCGGTAACGGTGACGTCCTGCGCTGGGACGTAGTCGCCAACTGATCCGTACATCATCGCGAATGCCGGGCAGTCAATAACCTTGATGTTGGCGCCCACTGGGCCTGCGTTGAGATGACCGCTTTCGGTCATATGGCAGTCCCGAAACGTCACCACCGTGCTGCCGCCGCCGGGAGGCAGCGGCGAAATCGGCGGCCCGATGTAGCACATGGCCGAATCAGCAACACCGCTTCCATCGAACGTGACGCCAGAGAATAGAAGCGAATCTGAATTCAAGCCTCCGCCTGCCTCATTGACAACAAGCCCGTACTGGATACCGCCCTCAACGCGGCCGCCAAACCACGTATTGGTATCTGCAAATTGCAAAATACGGAGGTTGAGGTTTTTCCCAGAAAACCGGCACCCAATAAACGTATTCAGTGTCACCGCCCCATTGGAAAGGCCGCTCATCTGGAAGCCGACACCTTGATGATCCGCTGACACACAATTGACGAACGTGTTGAGCGATGACGGTTTGCCGGCTTGGCTATGCCAATCCACCGCAAGGCTCATCGAGTTGACCCATCGAACATTATTGAAAAGGCATCCACCGATGCCGACCAGTGTCTGGCAGGTTGCCGCGAGACCGTTTGCATTGAACTGGATGTTGTCGATGCGGCCGGCCCACCCAGCGGCGGTCTGGCATACCACTCCGCCCGCCGCGCCGATCCACTTGAATTGCGATACAGCGATAGCGTTCAACTCGGGAAACGACGGCGCGCCACATTCTCCGAAAAGGCTGACGCCGTTGGGAAGTACGATAGTTTGCGACACGCCATACGTTCCCGGCAGAATCCAGACAACGCCAGCGCCAATCGCGACTGCTGCCGCAATGGCTCTTTGGATGGCCAAGGTGTCATCAGTTATGCCGTCACCCTTCGCTCCGAAATCCTGCGGGGTGATGCGCTCACTGAGTTTCGAGCGGATAGAACGAGCCTGGGAACCAGTCGCCGCGCGCAGGTAGGACAACTTGTCGGACTGGATACCAGCGCCCACCGCCACCTCTTCATCCGTGATGGATCCAGAAGAAGGTTTCCACATCGACAAGGATGTTCCGCCGCGAACGTAGACGTTGTCCACTCCGACGGGTATTGGATCTATGAAGGTGAGCGTCTGCCCCACAAGGGTCAATACTTGATCGGGGCCCTGGAACGTTCCATCGAAATGAATTTCGACGTTGGCCAGAGTTCCGTACGCTCGTGATAGCGTCAGCGTGGTCGATGTTCCGGGGGTGAAATCCACACCAGCCACGAAAGCGTCGAGGCGCATATCACCAGCGCCTACAGAAGCTGGCAGCGGGATCATGACCTGTTCGCCGTTCTGGTCAAAGCCAAGCACATTCCCAGCGCGGTTGATTGCTTGCGGAAGTGTGCCGTCACGAAATTCGAACTGAGGGTATCGGATTGCCGACGACGATTGCTCGCTCTGCAACTGCGCGATCATCGTTAGTTTATCGACAGCGTCCTCGTTAGACTTCGCTGGAAATTTGTCGTTCTGAACCCAATTTGTCTGCTGGTCTATCGTGATATGGGATCGGTCAACGTACAGTTTCTTCCCTATAGGCAAAGGAGTCACGAGGGTTATTTGCGCGCCCGTTGTCTGGCCGGCATTTTGGACCGTATAGTCGGTACCGAAAATAAGAGGGGTGCTGTCGAGAGTCGAAGTATCAAACAGGACCGCCGACAAATCTTGTGCCTTCTGAACATAGAACGGGACCGGTATCACATTACTGATTCCGTCGCCATTGAAGGTGACATTGGACGGGGTAGCATTTACGGTCATCGGATCACCTGGCTTGGGGGAAGGATAAAGGTCTGGTTGTTTTGCGTGCGGACGCGCTGCTCCATCCGGCTGAGATAGCCGGGATTCATCCATTCCTGGATGCGGTAGAACAGCAGGTAGTCGAGCGCGATGCGCGTGTAGAAGAGGTTCAGGTATGGCGTGTTGTTCATCGCCACACGCAGCGCTTCGGCGGCGGTGCTTCCCTTACCCGTCAGAGCCTCGTCGCGCGCCGCCTGGTAGAGGTTGACCAGGTCATTAGCAAAGCCGGCGGTAGGCCCGGCCATGGAGGCAAGAACACCCCCGCCGAACCGGTTAGCCGTGCCGAAAAGGAAATCCCCCATCAGGCCCATGCCGCCGCCCTGGGCCATGGCCGCCAGGAACAGCTTCGTGTCCTGGGCAGCGTCGCCATTCGGTAGCCGCGGCGTCTGGCCACGCATCATGTCCTTGGCGAGCATCGAGCCGTAGCCGAACAGGGTGGACATGGCAACGACGCTCACAAGGCCCCAGGCCTCACCATTGCCGCCGGCCAACGCCTTGATGGGATTGGTGCCCTCGAAGCCGCGCCCGTACAGTTCCCGGCCCATGATCTTCTGCATGTAGGCACCGGTGAAGCTCTTGAACTGCATGGCAAAGCGCGCGAACTCGCCCATCCAGGTTCCCGGCTTCGTGCCCTGAAGCAGCAGCGCGCGCGTCTTGTTGTCGGGCTCCAGTTGGAAGAACGTCGTCCGGTCGTTCAGGTAGGTCTGCAGTTTGGTGGCGAGGTCTTCTTTCGCGGCGGCAATATCCTTCGGGCCGGCGCGCAATTCGTTCGCCTCCAGGTAGCCGCGCACGACATCGTCAGGCAATTGCGTGATCGTGTCCGGCGCCACGTAATTGCGCCCGTCGACCTGTTTCATGCCAGACTGTCGGATGACGTCCCACTTCGGTCCGTCGATGTCGTATAGGCTGAGCACGCGCCGATACTCAGGCGCCAGCGCCTCCCATACCTTTCCGGTCTGCAGCGCCATGTGGTGCGACATCCCCATGGCGGCGGCCGCGCGCATCTTCTCGGTCCACCACTGGCCCAAGTTCAGCTTGAAGAACAGGCGCTGGCTTTTGGTCAGGGCGCCGGCGTCCTCGAATGAGCCGGTGCGCGCGATCTCACCGATCGACGATTCGAAGAAGACGCCCAGGCTGGCAAGCAGGTCCTTGCGTTCCTCCGTCTTCAGGTTCGTGCCCAGGCCCGCCATGGACTCGCCCATGCCGGAGAGAAAGCCGCGGCCCTGGTACTTGGCCTCGGATCCGTAGACGGCAATATCGTTGAACTGGGACAGAATCATGCCGCCCAGCTTTGCCAGCGACTGCCAGGCGCGCAGGTTTTGTCCACGGCGCGCCCACAGGGCATTACCGGGGATGTTCATCCGGCCGTCGATGGCTGAGAGGTATTGGTCGTGCCGGTCGGCCTTGCCCTTCAGGTCATCAACCTTGCCGAACTCGCCGGCCTTCTTGGAAGCCTGGATCAGGTCGTTGCGCAGGGTTTCCACCATGCCGCCCGGGTTCGTACCGAGCTGACGCAACAGGCCGATCTGCTGGGCCCCGCGCGCAATGCCGCCGGCCACCGCCTCGCGCAGACTGCGGACGCCATAGGCCTGGTTGTAGTCGAACCAAGCATCGGCGTCCTTGAAGTGGACCACGCGGTCCTGGCTGATGCGCTTGGCCAGGTTGCCCGGCCCTTTGAACGGCGATTCTGCGACGCTGGCGATGGGCTTCATGTGGTCGCCGCTGGCCAGGTTGCGGAAGATGCCATTCAGCATCTCATCCACGTTATCGGCGCCAGATTCGGTCATCATGCGCGGGATGTCGAAATGCTCCAGGGCAGCGGCGCGCCAAGTGTCGAATCCAGCATGCCGGATGCGCAGCATGTCGTGCGACTGCTTGACGATGTAGCCGGCTTCCTTGCCGATCCAGGCGCCGGCCTCGTTCGCCGTCACGCGGGTGTATTCCTGCCATTTGTTGATGACCCGGGCAATCTCCTGCGCCGGCCCGGGGATACCCTTGAGCAGGTCCGCTTCGTTCTCGCGGCCCAGCGCCCACAGCGCGCGCGTCACGTCGCGGTCCATGGTCCCGCCGGAGAATAGTTTGGCGCTACCGGTCTTCTCCAGGTCGGCTACAAAACCGCTCAGGAACTTGTCGTGCAGGGTTTTCTGCACCGACATGACCGAGTTGCGCGCGCCCTGCTTGGCCCGGTTCACACCCACCAGCAGTGCGGTAATTCCCTCGGCCGGCCGGTTCCCGAAATTGCTTTGGATCCATTCCACCTTCTCGGCACGGATGGCCGCGTTTATCAAGGCGTTGCGGCGCTCGATGAAAGCGGCAGTCTTCAGGTCTGCGCCGATGGAGTCCGCAGCCTTCAGCGCCGCATCTCGCATGTCTATGGCGCCGTTGCGAACCTGTTCGTATCGCGTGCGCGCCTGGAGCTGCGTTTGCAGCGCCTCCATCTCGTCGTCGGTCAGGTCGCGGCCGGCAGCCGCTGCCATCGCTTTGATGCAGTCGTCGGTGCTAGCCATTGCGCAATCCACAGAGTGCGGCCGCGCGCGTGGCGGCGGCCAGGTTGTCGGCATCCTTCACCGCGGCGTCGAACGGCTCCAGTTCCTTTTGCAGGGCAGCCAGGGTTTCGTCTGTTGCGCCCTGACGCTTGAGGTTGTCAAGCACATCGCGGAAGCGGACCTGAGCATCGTTCATGGCCTGCTCGGCGCCCTCAGCAGTGGCGGCGCGTAGTGGCTCAGGTGTCTGCGCCAAGTGTTCGTCGGCCGCGCGCGCCATGTCCGGGTCGGCCACGGCCACGTTATCCGGGCCGTTGTAGCGCTGCGCTGCGGCCCGATCGGCCTCTGGTGACGTGGAATAGAGCTGACGCAATGCCGCCGTCAGCGGATCACCCTGCATCAGATCCTGCGCACGCTGATCGAGTTGGTCCTGGTAGCGTGCGGGAAACTCTCCTTTGTCCAGCGCGGCCAAGTCCTGGGCGGCCTGGCTGGCGCGCCGGTTCGTATCCAGCGCCTGGGTCAGCCGATGGGCCTGGCCCTCCAGGTCTGCGCGGCGGCTGTCGACGTCGGCTTGAGCGCGCGCCTCGGCGTCCTTGAACTTCAGCTTCTCTCGCGCCTGCATGGTCCGGATGTCCTCTTTGGCGGGCACGGCCGGCCTGGCGAGTTCGCGCTGGATGCTCTCCAGTTGCTCGCTCATCTGCGCGACCTGCCCGCGTTCGGCCTGATTGCCGGCCAGAGCGGTCAACTCGTTGCGCAACTGCGGCTCCAGGTCAGCTCTGGCCTGCGCCGTCGCACCGGCCAGATCGGTCGGCTGACCACGCTGCGCCAGCGCGTACTGGACATTCGGGTCATTGCGCAGGATGGGATTGATTTCAATGTTCCGGCCGTCAAGCAGTTGGCCAATGGCCGTGCTGGTGGCGCCGATGCGGGCGTCATGGCTGGCAGCCAAGTCGATCCAGGCGGCACGCATGGGCGCGGCCGGCACTTCGCCGGTAGCCAGATTCACGGTGATCGGCTGCTGACCGGCGCGCGTGCTGATGTCGGCGGCGGTGGCCGGGTTCTCCGGGAGCGTGCTGGGCACGTCCGTTTCGATGGGCGCGCGCCGCGGCGGCCCGGATATAGAATCCTTCAGAGCGCCGCCGATGGTATGCAGGCCGGCCCCAAACGCCGCGCCGAAGGCGATGTTTTCCAGCGCATCCGTCATGGTGAAGTCGTCGCCCGCATTGCGAGTGGCGGCATACTGCAGGGGGGTGAGCAGGGCCGCGCCTGCGGCACCCTCCGCCGCCCCGATGCCGGCGCGAACGCCAGCCCGGCCCAGTGCGCCGCCCGTGTCGGCCAGCATCGCCGAATACTTTAGCGGGCCGACCACGGGCACGAATGAAGCGGCCAGGTTGATCGGATCCAGCAAGGACGTAGCGAATTGGGCGCCGAAGCCCAGCACCGATCGTGCGCCCGTGGGCGATGCCGTGATTGCAACCTGCCGCGCTACCTGGTCCTGCTGCCGTTCGATCAGTGCCTGGATGTTGTTTTCGTAGATGCCGTCTTCCGGCACGTCCAGTTTGACCCCGGCGGCGCCCAGGCGCTGCTTGGCTTCATCCGGCGCTACCTTCACCTGGCTGGGGTCATCACCGAAGACGGGATTACCCTCGAGGTCATAGGCGATGATGGCGCGGTTGGGGCGCGCGCCAGCCAGCCACGACATGGTGTCGAGCGTGCCCTGGAGGGTTTGCCCTACCTTGGCCTCCAGGTAGTCACCCAGCGGCGTCGGATAGTCGGTGATCGGCCGCAGCGGCGCGGTGAAGTCGGAATCTAGAACGAGGTCGCCCATGTCCGTCTCCTTAGCCCGGCGCCAGCCACGGCTGCATGTCGGGCGCGTACTGGCCTGCACCACGCTTCAGATAGGCCTCTTCCTGCTGCTGATGCAGTTGCTCGGCATAGGCGTCAGCGTTGTCTGGCGTATCGAACTTGCCCAAGTACTTGCCGGTTCGGTGGTACTGCGCAATCGCTTCATCGTCGGACAGAATCCGCTTACCGTCGTCACTGACGGTCGGAATCAGGACCTCCTTGCCATCCTCCTCGAACGACATGGAACGCACCGTGCTGATAGAACCATCATCGTTTTTCACCTGCGGACGCCGGGTCAGGTCGATGTTCCCGGGCGAAACCATTCCCTTCACGGATCCAGCATCCGGGCCGAATGCTGACCAGCCGGCTGGCGTCGGCGCTGGCGGATTGACAAGATCGGACCAACTTGCACCCACCGGCTTGCCGTCCTGCGTGCGCACTACAGTCTGGGATACCGGATCGAATAGGATGAGTCCCTTACCGTCTGCGCCTGTAATCCACTTACCGTTGGATTTCAGGTTGCTGACATACAGCCCCTTGGCGTCCTCGGCGCGCATGGTGGCAGGAGCGGGTGGCGTGACCAAGTCGGCCTTGTCCAGCCCATCCATCAGCCCGCTGGCGCCACGCATGACTGCCTTCTGGTCGTATTGGCTGGGGATGCGCGCGTTGCCCACCACGTTGAAATTTTTCCCCATGATGTTCTGGAAAGCTTGCTGCGACGCGTCGCCGTAGCTCATACCCTGGCGCATGTACGTGTAGGTCAGGCGCTGGGCTGAGTCGTAGAGCGCGCCGAAGGTCTGCGCGCCGCCCACGGTGTAGGCCATGGTGGAGGCGAAGTCCTTGGTGAGCGATTGCAGGTTCTTTTCGGCGGCCGATACATCCGAGGTCGGCAGACCGTCCTTGAGCTCGTCGACCTTCACCTGCGAGGCGGTCATGATCTGCGTGCGTGTGGATGCGTCGACCGAGTCGCCCAGGTAGCCCAACACCTTCGCCACCGGCGGAATGTCCTTGAGTTGCCCGAACACCGTGCCCCAGTTCGGCCCCCACAACTGGGCCTGCTGCTGGATGACTTGGTCAGCATTGGCGCCCCCCTTGTCGCGGATCTGGGCTTCCAGGCTGGTCGCCTGCATCTTGGTCAGGATCTGCGGTTTGTCGATACCCAAGCGCTGCTGCTCGGCGATCGACGTCTGGGCGTACACCTGCGCGGTGGCCGGCGTCGGGTTGGATGCGAACTGTCGCTGCGCCGCCTGCACGGCCGGAGCATTCTGCGCGACATAGGCGGACGGGTCAGCCTGGCGCTGCTGCACAACATGCGCTGCGGCTTGGGCCAGGATCTGCTGGTCGCGCTGAGCCTGAGCGTAGCCAGGGCCAGCCATTGGCGACCGGGATTGAACAAGACCGGCGATCTGATCATTCGGCATGCCCTTGATGTTGGCGACGTCCAGGGCGAGCTGCTGGCCATCCTGGTACGCCTGATAGTGCTGCGCCGCCTCATCGGGCGGGAAGGCCTTCAGCAACGTGTCCATGGTCAGCGGCGTGGGATCGCTGATGCCCTGCGTGGCCATGGCCTGGGTGTCCTGCAGGCGGCCGCTGATGCGCGCGCGCCAGAGCGCCATATCCTGGTTCTGCTGCGTCTTGGCCGCGTTGAACACCTGGATGCGCGTCTGGTAGTTCAGGCTGGAAAGGACCGGATTGTCAGCAGAAGCTGCGGTGCTCTTGCCCAGCGCCAGCGCTTCATCGGACCGCGCCTTCCAGCCCGGTGTGTTGCCGTTAGCGCGCTCGGGTGGGATCTGATCGAAATAGTTCTTGGCGAGCTGGTTCAGCTTGTCGGGGTCACCGTTGGCCGCGGCAATGAGACGGTTTGCCACGCCAGGGCCCGACGACATGGCCAGGTTGTACGCCACCGGCTGCATGGCGGGCGGCAGCGCATCGCCGTGGATGGCGTCCCAGTAGCGCGACTTGCGCACGGCCGATGCCGTCTCCGGCGTCAGCTTCGACACATCCAGGTCGGGATTTGCCGTCGAGTTGATGCCGTAATTGGTCGGACCCTTGCCGTTGTCGTTGCCGACGTAGCCGCCCTCTTTCTGCGCGATCCAGGCATCCGCGCCAGCGAATCCACCGGCGAACGTGCCGCCTGCCGCCGCCGTCGCTCCAGTGCCCGGCTGGCCGACAATGGCGCCCGGATTGCTCTGAGCGACGGACAACGCGGCCGCAAGGTTCACCTTCTGCGTAGCCGCGCGCGCCTGCTGAGCTTTCCACTCGCCCGGCATATCCATCGCATCCAGAGGCGTAAGGATGTCGTTCAGCAGCTTGTCGCGCTGGCTGGGATCATTGAAGGCCGCGTCCGCCGCGTTCTGCGTGGCATTGGCAAACGTGTCTTCCCGCCACTTGACCTTCTGCTGGCCCTCGAAGGCAATGGCCTTTTCGCCGAACGACGTGCGCAACTGGGTCAGGTGCTGGTCCAGGTAGCGCCTGGAATCATCGTCGGGCGCGGCCGCGATCTGCTCCGCCTTCCAAGAATCGTAATTGCCCAGGAAGTCTTTGGTGAAGCCAGGCGCGCCGGGGGCCGCGGAAAGCTGCTGGTCCTGCATCTTCTGTTGCCAGGTCAGCGTGGCATTTGACGCGGCATCAGCCGCCCATACAGCGCCATCCAGCTTACGTTGCCGATCGGCGGCCATCTCATGGGCGTTATAAGCAGTGCCCACCGCCTGCGCCGCGCCGGCAGCCTGCTGCCACAGTTCCGCCTGAGCGGTCGGCAACTGCTGCGTGCGTTGGGCGGCATCGATGCCGCCTGACGGCGTGTTGACAGTCTGTTGGAGAAGCGCGACGCGCACCATTATTTAGTCCCCGTGGGTACGCGTTGACCGGCCGTATATGATTTGGAATAGCTGCTCACGCCAGCGAGCGCAGCAGATGTGTACATCGTGGAGCCAATCTGAGCAGCCTGGGCCCCAGCGGCGTCCGCGCCGGCCTGATAGTTGTAGGCAGATTGCAGGTACTGCGTGCCACGCAGTTCACCGCCGTAGCGGATATTCAGCGCGTCCAGTTCAGCGCTCACCGCAGACTGGCGCGCGACATCGAAATTCGAGCCAGAGCCAAGAGAGCCGGTCCCTGAATCTCCCAGCGCTGCGCGTTGCTTTCCAAGGTACGCGCCAGACTGGCGCCGCTGTGCCTCTTCCTGAGCGGAGGCCTGCGCCTCGACAGCTTGCATGTTTGCCAGTTGCTGGGTAGCGTTGGCCTGATTCGTCGACTGCGCGGCGTCTGCCTGGGCTTCTTGGTCCTGAGAACTCTTGATTGATCCGACGACGGCGACAGCGGCCACGCCCACGGCGATCCAGCTCATGGCAGCACCTCCAGCGCGGCGGCGGGGATGATCAACTCGGCTTCCAGCTTCGCCAGGTCGGTTTCATCGGTGCCGTGGATCGTCGTCCATACGGTTTCCTCGTGGGCATAGCCGACCCGCTTCATCCCGGCGCGCGCGGGAATGACGGCCGGCGCCCGCAGGCGTTCGATGCCATTCTCTGTCAGCACCGAGATTTCGCCCTTGGAGAGAATGTTCAGGTGATCCGTGGCGTGCATCTTCCCAGCGATGAGCGCGCCGGCCGGGATGATTATCTCGCGCGCGTAGATCCCCTTGCTGAAATGGTGCACCGGCTCGATGTCGAGTTGCGGGAGCACCGCCATTTCCGATTCCAGGCGCATGATCTTGGCGAGCGCCGGCATGTCGCCATAGGTGTCGACGACAGCGAGAGGCTGCGCATCGTCGGCCAGGCGAGCGAAAAGGAATGCATCGTGGCCGTTCGCCAGGTACGCGCGGGCCTTGCCTTCAACCTGAAAACCAAGTTGGAACATCAGCCGAATGCCGGGTTCGAAGTCCGCATCGACGTAGGCCTGGAGCCGGCGCGGCACGCTGTCTTCGATCAGCGCCCGAAACGCTCGGACCACCGCGGTCATGGCCGTGCCGATGCCACGCGAAAGAATGGCCCACACCTCCCCGTTGCCCGGCCACAGTACGACGCCGCCATAGCAGGCGATGGGTTTGTTGTCATGCCACAGGGTTTCCGCCACGCCGGCCGCCAGGAACTTGCCGTAGCCGCTTTCCTGCTCCGCACGCGTCCACTCCTGGTGCGGCTGGATATCCATTTCAAGCAGATGCGAGGGGTCGAATTTGGTCGTGTGCATCAGCTATCCTGAGTTACCACCTGGGGCATGATGGCCACCACGGTGACTGGTACGGGCTGATCATTGCGGTACTCGATCACGCCGTTGAAGTCGTAGCCAGATGGGAAGGAAAGCCGCTCCGTGTCGCCAGTCAATAGCGGCGGCGGCGCATCCATGGGGTCGTTCCCAGAGCGCGTAAACAGATCGTCGTAGGGACCATCCTGCGGGCCGAATTCACCTCCCAGGCTGTTGTCGAAGCGGAACACCACCTTCATGATCCGCTTCGTCTTGCCCTGGGCGGTGCCATCGGTGGCTCCCGCTTCCAGCCGCTCGGTAACCAGCCGGCAAGGACACGGCAGGCCGACGTTCACCACCGATCCGGGGGAATGCAACGTGACCGCTCCAGCGGTGACAACCTGCTGTGGCTGCACGGCGCCGTCGCTCAGGATGTCGACGGTTTGCCCCTCCAGGTGATTCAGGCCGGAAATCGTCGTCGCCGGCGCGCCGCTGTACGTCAGGCCGGCATCCACATAGAAGCCCGACGCCTGGGTATCGCCGATGCGGTACGGCCGTTCCATGTATTCGACGTAGCGCCGCGTCTGGCCCCCGATCGTGCGCCGGACGATGGCCCACAGCTCCGATCGGTCCAGCGTAGGCGCGGGCAGAACCAGGATGGATTCGACCACCACGCCTGTGCCGCCGATCTGCTGCGGCATCCAGGCATAGACATCCTGCTTGGGGTTGTACGCGAAGGACAGCAGCGCGCCGTCGCTGCGCAGCGCCCACAGGATGCTGTCGGTTTCCTTCTGGAATGCCGTCTGGACCAGGCCGCCCACCATCAGATGCTCGGCCGGTACCGACTTGTCGTCGGAGTCGAAGTTGTTGGACTGGATGTTGAACTGCATTTCCATCAACTGCCGGCCACCCTTCTGCACGTACAGGATGGTGTTGCCCGCGGCGATGGCATCGATGCCGCGAGATCCATACCCGGACTGCTTGGAAATCTTGATGTTGTCCGGGCCGAACACGTCATTCGTGGTCTGCTCACCGCACGCGAACTCGCCACCGGCGCCGCCGATCAGCAGTTGGTCGGCCGACGACATCCAGGCCAGGGCGTTGTATTCCTGGTCGGCTGCCACGGTCGCAGAGATGGCCATATCCGACGTGACATCACCGAATTCCTTGTCCTGGAAATTCAGGTAGTCCGACACCACCGAGAAATCGATGGCCTGATCTGCAGAGCGCGCCGCCACCAGACGATTACGGAAGAACGTAACCAGATCCGGCCAGCCCTTGGCGTTCGACCAGCGCGACACCGCCCAGCGCCACGTGCCACCCGGGATGTCATCGCTGATGACGTCGGCCGGCACATCCCAATCCGATTGGATCGTGACGTGCGCGGCGCGCGCGTTGATGATGTCGGTGATCTTCAGCACCACGTAGCCCGGGTGCATGAACTGCCATTCGACGCCCGCCTTATAGGCCACGCTGGCCACCGGGTTGCCGTCGCCGTCCCAGGCGTTGCCGGACGTGTGCGTGAGCGTCTGTGTGCCCGTGATGATGGGCAGATCCTCGGTGTTGGTCAGATCCGTCACGCACATGTAGACGCGCTGATCAACGCGGCGCAGCGTGCCGTACGGGTTCTGATCGGTCGCCGCGATCACCTTGCCAGGCTGCCAGGGCGGCACCGCCGAATAGTCCTTGCTCTCCAGGTACAGCAGCGTCCCGACGTGGTCGGCGGTGAAGATGTCGAAGTTCGACTGCACGCTGCCCAGCCCGGTCGCCACCGAGATATACAGGTTCTTATCCAGGTTCTCGTCGTCGAATGGTCCACCCTTGAAGTCGACCGGCGCGATGGTCCAATTCAGCGCGCCCAGCCGGGACAGCTTCTGCGGCGGGTACTTCGCGTGGAAAAGGTAAAGCACATCGGCCGACTGCGCGTAATGCAGCGCCAGCGTGCCGTCCGTATTGGTCAGGTCTGCCACCGCGTAAGGCGAGGCGATTTCATACGGCACGGCGCCATTGATGACCTGGCCGTGGTTGGTATAGAACCGGATGTAGCCTTCGCCGAACTCCAGCGCGTAGGACTGCTCGACATTGAACTGGAACTTGATCAGCCAGGGCCGTGTCGCGGAGTTCTTGACCTCGGACACGAAGCGCATGCCGCCGCGGCGCACCGCCGGGCCCTGCGTTGTAGCCAGGAAATTGACCGCCTTGCGCAAGCCCTTCGGGTACTTCGCGTAATCGGTGCGCCCCTCCATCAGCGGCGAATACTCACCACCGTTGAAGCTGGACAGGATGGGCGAGGCCTTGGTCATCAGAACCTCACCAGAAGCCACTCGCTTTCGACAAGCTGCTCGGGCGGCCGCTCAATGGCGTTCGTGCGCACTGCCGTATTGCGCGCGTCGGCGTACTCGGTCGCCATCTGCTGAAACTTCGTCGCGCTCTGCGTCAGGTCTTCGCAGGCCTCCATTGCCAGCTTGCAGGCCAACATCTCCACGAAATTCGCATCGAACTGGTTCACATCCTGGACGTCGTAGGCGTATCGCACACGCAACGGCGCCGGCAGATCGGTCAGGATGCGGTTTCCCTCGATGGCGTACAGATGATCGGAGTGGTAGGTGTAGCCGCGATACACCGGCCCCCACCAGACGTAGTAATCGCCCAGTTGGTCGAGCTTGACGTTGTCGGTGGGCAGCTGGAACTGGCGGGGGAATCCCCATACCGGCGCGTCTGCAAGCGCGGGGAGCAGCGCCCGCTTCATGGAAAAAGACCACCGATGCGCTCGGATCTCACTGCGGCGCACCGAATCGTAGAGGGACGACATTGTGCGCGCCGGCTTCGTGTTGTCGGCCAGCGACGTGATGCGGTTGTCACCCAGTTTCGTGAGTGCGCGGTTGCATATCTCGATGATGGAGCTCATAGCGGGTACACCATGAGAGTCGGACGCGTGACGGGTGCGGTGATGCGCAACTGAGCGCCGCGGGGCAGCACGAACTGGCCGGACAAAATGCCGATGGAGACGAACGTGATGCCATCCATGGCCACCTCGATCAGCGTCACCAGACCACCGGAAATGATGGCCAGGGATGGCTGCGTCGCCGTGTAGGTGAAGGGACTCGCCGACACCGTCACCGACTGGCCTGCGCCAGCCGGCTGAGACATTGGGCCCGGTCCAGATCGGATGCGCGGCATGGCTACGCGTAATACGTGACGTTGGCGATAGCGCCGGCCGTGGCCGCAATCAAGCGGATAGCCGTCAGATCGCCGTTGTATTCGAGGGATCCACCGGCAGGAACCAGCATTCCTACCGTGGCGGTGGGCGCAGTGCCATCGTCACGCCAGCGCATCGCTTGGGCCTCGGCCTGGATAAGTGCCACGCGGGAGCCGGCGGGCGGCGTCAGGGCTTGTGCAGTCGCCAGCGATGCGCTGCTGATCTGCTGGTAACCCTTAGGCGTCAGCGTGGCATCGACGGTGGGCGTGGCATTGGCGGACGTGGGCGCCGCGCCAGCGCCAGCAGAGCCTGCAACCGCGACAATGGGGATGACCGAGCCATCAGCCTGAACGACTTTATCGGGCATGTCTCGCTCCTTAGGCCGGCGGCCAGTTGCCGCGCTCGATGTACTCCTTGATCTTCTGGAGTTGCTCCAGTACGACCAGGCGAGCCATCGCTACGGTGTTGCCTTGCAGGACGGCGGCCAGGTCGACCGTCAGTTCCACGGGGCCGGTAACCGTCGCGGAACCCACAGCTTCGACGACGTTGTACGGGGGATTGTTGGGGGTGATGCTGTATCGGCGGGTGGCCATGGTTATCTCTCCGGCATAAGCGAAAAAGCCCCGGCCTAAGCCGGGGCGAACATCTACATCAACCCGGACCCGAGTTCACATAGAGGCACTTCGCGGCCACATTGCCGGCGGCAGTTGCCGCTGCCGTCAGCGTGATGGCCACGTCGTACTCGATGCCGGGATCGTTGGTCAGGCCCAGCGCCTCGTACAGACGCAGCGATGCCGTGCCTGCCTTGAGGATGTTGCCGTGCGCGACTTGCAGGCCTTGCGAAGCGGTGGCGATGGTTTGGGCTGCGGTGAAGAAATCCGCATCCACCACCGCGCCGCCGCGCGCCGCCGTCTGGTACAGGCCCACATCAGCCGCCGCGCTGGTGACTGCGTCGCAGATCAGCGACAGCGACTCGATGCGGGTACCAGAGCGCACGCGCACCATGCGATACACCGAACCGATGGAATCGCCGTTGGCGATGGCCACCGAACCGATCGACGAAAGGACATTGCCCTCCGCGATCTTGGCCGAGTTACGGATGACGGGCTTGGCGTCCGCATTCGCAACCGGCGTGGAAGAGACTTGAACAACTGCCATGATGATTTCTCCTGGGGCGATTCGTTGAACGCTGGCCGATTACGCTTCGGCGCAGGGGATTTCGACGATCTTCTTTTCTTCCAGGCGCGTTGCATCCATGGTCATCCACAGGTAGATCTGATAGGGCAAGCCCTTCAGATCCTTACGCTGCGAGATGTCCGCGGTGGTCGCTCCGCCCCAGATCGCCAGGTGAACGCCGGACTTCAGATACAGCGGCAGACGCCGGTATCCGGAACCGTTGACCGGCAGCCGCTCGGAATGCAGGAAGTTGATGCCCATGAAGCTCATGAGCCGACCTTCGCGCACCGTCGCGCCCAGTGCCGAGTAGTCACCGTTGATGACTTGGATCTCGTTCATCAGGTCGGTGTTCTGCTTGGCGCTGATCGGCAGGTAAACCGGATCGTTGTCCAAGTCGGCTTCGGCAGCCAGCAGCAGTTCCATCGCCTTCTTCAGCTTGGCGACGTTCAGGCCGGTGGCAGCAGAGGCCCCCAGGCTGGCGCTGATCTGCTGCGCAGCAGGAAACGCTACGGACGTGGCGCCGTTCTGGCCGGTTTTGTTCGTGCCAAAGATGCCACCGATGATGATGTCATCGATCTTGCGGCCCATGCCGTTGGTGGCGGCAACCGAGTACGAACTGGTGGGGTCTTCGAGCAGGCGCAGCTTGTCGAACGTGTCGACAAACAGCGGCAGATCGAAGTCGTTGGGGAAAACCCAGCGGCGATCATTGGGCAATTCCTTGCCCTGGATCGGCTGGAGGCGGCCGGTCACGGGATCGGCCTCCACACTGCCGATCTGATCGACCGGGGAAGCCTGGTTGCCGACGTAGCCGCTGTCTTCGGTTACGGAACCGCGCAGCCGGGAGCCGCGCTGCTGGAGCAACAGTTGGATGTTGCCCTTGTAAGTCTGTGCATACAGACCAGTGAGATTATCGGACATGGAAATGCCCTCCGGAAAAGTTAAGAAATCGACTTTTTCGAAGGGCTTGTCCGAACCCGGGACCCTCATACGGCGATAAGCTCGCCGCGGGCCGCAGTTTTATTCCACCAAGCTAGCGGGGGTGTTGACCTTTTCCGCTGGTTTACGACGCTTGGTAGATTTTTCTGCTAATGGATAAAATGCTAGAACGAATTTTTCCAGTTCGCTACACTTCGCCGTTATTTCTTGCGCACTCTTGTCGTGTCGGTGACACAACTTCAGCAGTTCCAGTCGCAGCTCCTCAGGTGTCATGCTGATTCCTTGATGCCGGACGCGAACTTGTGCAACTTGTTCATCTTGGCCACCTTGTCAGAATCGCCCTGCGCCCAGGCTTTCATCCAGTTTTGATCCTTACGGAGCTGGTCAATCTCGATCCGCGCAGCCTCAGGCGACATCACGCCATTCGAACGTTCTTCTCCATCGATATACGGCGTTTCACCGTAGCTAGCCCCGATATTGCCAAGCAACGTCATCATGCCCTTGGTACCAAGCTTCGATTCGAGGTTGACCAGATCCTCTTTTCCCATGCCAAGCGTGCGCATGGCACGGCGGCTATGTTCCATGAAGGCGTCGAACTTGATCCCCTGGTGCTCAGCACGAAGCGCAGCCATGTCCTCCTCGCTTTTCGCGGACATGGCTGCAGCGGACGACACCGCGCTAGCCTCAGCATTGGAAGCGAGGAACTGGGTAACACCCTCCATCTGCTTGGCAGTAAATCCGAGATGGTGAGCGACAGGCAGGAAAGCCTTCATCGCCTCGTCTTCCTTCAGCGTGTCCGGGATAGTGTAGGCATCAGGCGTTGCTGGGCGGCCTACCTTGTCGTAGAACGCGTTCCAATCGTCCTGATTTGCATCATCGCCCGGCAGCACAAGGGCATTCGCCTTAGCGCCGACGATCTTCTCCAGGTTCTGGTAGGACTTCACAGCGTCCTGGGGCGATTTCCAGTTCTTGGTTTCGGCGAATCCACGGACGGTCTCGTCTTCGAATCCTCCCCACCACTTCTCCCCAGCGGGGGCCGGCGTGGCAGGATTGGGAGTATCGGTCGCCGCGGCAGCAGCAGCGTTATCGGCAGGTGCGGCCGGCGCGAGCAGGGCTTCGGTTCCGGTGTCGGACATGATCAATCCTCGGTTTGTTGTGGCTCGGTGAGCCGTTGGATGGTCGCATCGTCAAGATGCAGGTTGCGGGTGATGCGCAGGAACATGTCACGCATGCCGGCGGCGTAAGCGGTGGCCAGGGGATCGGCCATGCCGGAGGTGGGCGATATCTTCAGGCCTGGCTGGTCGAACTGGCAGAAGCGACGCAGGTCGGCCAGCACGATTTCCGCATTGCGGTGCGGCTTGTCGTCGTCACCCAGGAAGGTGCGCTGGTATGCGGTGCGCCTGGCGAGCAGGCGTTTAAGGATCGATTTCATCAGCCGGTCACCGCGGGCGATGGCGCCGATGCCAGGGAGTTGGCCTTGGCGACGTTGAGCTGCGCCTGGGTCAGCGCCGGAGCGGCCTGGACAGCAGCCTGCGCAGCCTGCGCGGTGGCGTTCTGGTCATCGATCGACTTCATCTCGTCATCGCTATACAGCAGATCCGCCGGCATGCCGTTGATCTCGGCAAGCTCCACTGGGATCTTGTCGAAGTTGAAGCGCTTGAGCGTTTCGGGCGCGATCTGCGCGAAGGGCAAAATGGCGTTCAGCGTGTTCATGATCGCCACGCCCTCCCCAGACCGCTGTGCGCGCACCAAAGGCGACGTGTATTCGACGTCGATATCCACCTCACCCAGAGGCTCGGGCGGCGGCGGCAGCAGGCCGGCGGTGGACAGGATATCCAACTCGCGGCTGATCATCGGCCCCAGGAACTCGGACTGCTGCCGGCCCATGGTCGGGGCGAGCAACGCGCCCTTCTCCTGCGCGCGCAGCATGGCTTCGGTCGCCGTCATCTGCGGGTTCTGCACCAGCACCTGGAACAGCGTGATGTAGAAGATGTCGTTGATGGACTGGCGCTTCTGGTCGGATATCTCCAGGCCCAGCGGCAGATTCGCGCCGGTCTGCAGCGGGATGGCCAGCGGCCGGCCGTTTGTGTCGACGCCGCCGAAGTTCAGCGCATTGGGGCGGGTGCTGAACGCCTGCAGCGCGCCATCCTCGGACAGCAGCAGCGGCGGATCGACGGCGCGATGAGCTGCCCGGATGATGGTCTTTTCCATCTCGTTCAGCATGCGGATATCAGCCAGCGCCGTCATGGCGGGCGAGCGGCCGTAGATTTCCTTAGGCGACGTCACCGCGCGCGATACAGCGTAGGGCATCGTGCGATACCCACCGGCCAGAACCATCTTGCGGCCTTCGCACACGATGTAATACGAGACATAGGCCTTGCCGCGTGCGTCCGGGTCCCTGTTGTCGTTGGGCTTGACGCAGTGGATGAATTCGAATTTCTTCTCGGGCTCTTTCTCCTGCAGGTCCTTGATCTTGTCCGGCAACGCATCAGCGCCAAAGCGCTGGATCGCCTGGCGCACGGTCATTTCGAACTTGCGGTGCACCTTGTCGATGATGCCCACGTGGTTCTCAGCGATGCATATCTCGCTCAGGTGGATGGACTTGTAGCGCAGGTGGCGGCCGATCACCTCGTCGATGAACAGCGCCTGCGTGCCAAATGCCATCAGAGACATGTACGACTCGCTGGCCTGGCTGGCGAAGTTGGCCATGGGCGCATAGCGGGCGCGGAACATCAGGTCGGTGCACTGGTCCAGCCAGCGCTTCCACCGCATGTCCTCATTCAGGGTGTCGTCGGTCAGGCGCAGTCCGTGCCACTTCTGCGTGCGCGGCGTGATTTCCGATTCCATCGCCGCGGCGGCGCGCTCCAGGGCACTTGCCGCCGTCGAGTCGAACATATGCTCGGTGCGCTTCTCGCCCTCGGCCACCGCGATGCGGTTGAACCAGTCGGAGCGCGGCAACGTCACCTGGGCAATCTGGCGCCACATCGTGTTCCAGTTCGTCTTGACCGACTCCATTGCCGCTTGATCGCGGAGGATTTCTTCGACTCGGGAATCGTTCATCGCCGATCCTTGGATTTGGACGGCCAGACCTTGCATAGCCATATCACCAGGATGGTGAAGCCGATGCCGAAGGCCAGCCGGAACAGTTCGCTGATGACGTCGTCCATCACGACCCCAGCAGCGTCTTGGTGCCCACCGGCGTATTGTTGATGCCGCTGGAGCCGGTCAGCAGGTTCGCCGCACGGCCCTGGCGCTGGCGCAGCAAGTCTTCCTGCTCCTGCACGTTCTTGCTGGTGCTGGCCGTGGTGGTGTCGGGCGGCGGCTGGACGATGGCCGTCTGCGCCGAGGATGCCTGCTGTTGCTTGCTGAAGATGCCAGCGGGGTCGGCGATCTTGGAGATTTTGTCGGTCATGTCAGCTCCCGAAGATGTTGTAGTCGGATATGGCCACGGCATTGCGCGGCCGGTTGGTTGTGCGCTGCGTGATGATCTTGTGTTCGCCGCCGTCGACGAACATGTACTGCTCGGCGTCAGAGACGTGGGAGTACTTGTTCTTGTCGGGCACGTCGTGGTACCTCTCGGCGCCGGACACCTGGATGCGGCGGTAGGCATAGCCCCCGCCCTTCGCCTTGCGCAGGGTCTTGCACTGAGGGTGGAGCAGATAGCCGGGCTGGCCATCAATCAGGCGACGCAAACTGGACGAGACCGCCTCGATGCGCAGCGTGGGGTCGTTGGTCGGTGCCCCGTGGGCGTCGATTTCAGCAGCCTTGAGGATCTGCAATGGCGTGCGCTCGTCGGTCTGGGCCCGGCCATCACCAGCAGGATCAGCGGCAATCGACGCCAGGGGCAGGCCACGATAGCGCTCGGCCACCACCTGCTTGAACAGCTCGGCGAAGCGGACCGCACCCATATCCTCGGTAACCAACTCGCTGTGCACGCGCCATTGCCCCATCGGGGAGCGCTGGCCGAATGTGGCGGCAGGCGTCAGGCCGAAGTCGATGCCCACCAGGATCGGCCAGCCGCGGACGATTTCGAACTCGCGGCAGTGCAGCGCGTCGATGTAATCAGGGTAAACCGGCTTGCCCTCGCGCACGAAGCCGTATTCGTTGTCGACGTAGACCTTGACCCAGTCCGCATCCTTGCCGGCCACCATGCGCTCATAGTAGCCAGCCGGCAGGTTTTTGCGGTTCTCAGCATTCTCTGCACGGCCGCCGGGCTGGGCGAAGAACTCGAATTCAACTGGGCATTCTTCCTCGGCCAGGCGATACCACCAGTGGTCCGAGTCGGGCGAGTTCGTATCCATCAGCACGCCGTGCCAGGTCGCACCGCCATCCATCATCGATGGGTAGCGGCCCACGCGGCCGGTGAGCGCGTCCAGCACCGCCTTGGGTATTTCACGCGCCTCGTTGATCCAGCCGCCCGTCACTTCCAGAGACAGCAGCTTGCGGATATCGTCGGGCCGGTCGAGCGCAATGAACATGACCTCCATCTGGAGGTCGCCTTCGTCAATGTAATGGGTGGGTGGGCCTTCGGACTGCCAACGCCCGATGTGCTGGGGTATCCACTGGTGCCAGGACTTGATGGTGGTGGTCTTCAACTCCGCGTAGGTGTTTCGGATGACCACCCAGCGTGTCTTACGCTTGCCGTTAGGTGCCGGCTTCTGCATGCGCGCACGGCGCAGAATTTCGAAGATGCAGCAGGTGGACTTGCCGGAACCCAGCGGTCCGCGGATGCCGCGCACGAAGGCGTCCGACTTCATGAACGAAGCGGACACCGGTCCGGGGGGGTGGTACTGGACTTTCATCGAACGATCGCGAACGACTTCACGTCGCGCCCACGCAGCCTACGCCCAGCCAGAACAATGAACTTTGGCGTGCGTTCGATAAAACGGTCGACCAGAACCGTTCCGTCCTTCAAAGTGATGCGGACCGTGCGACCACCGGGGCAGGAAGTGTGCGGAGTGGTCATTGCTCCACCTTAGGGTCAGTCGATATGCCAATCAGTAGCGCGCCACCTTCGCCCGTCCCGCTCAGCTCCACCTTATCCCCGTACTTCTTGGGGGCCATTTTCGAAGCCAGCCACTTGCGCGCATCCACACGCAAACGGGATCGGGCGACGACTTCCTGATTCGTGCGCTCGTTACCGTCCTCATCCGTATAGGTGTCATTCCGGCCGTCATCCGCGATTTCCAGGATCTCTTCGGCCAAACGATCAGCCTGAGCCTCCCTTGCGCGCGCGTACTGGTCGCGGAGGTTCTCGTCCTGCGCCAGCCACCGCATCACAGTCGATTTGTCCGGCATATCCTCGTCCTGACAGATACGCCGCAGGCTTTCACCATCTGCCAGCCGTGCACAGATGGTGTCGCCTATCTCCTGAGTGAAGGTGGATTCGCGGCCTGCAGGCATTTACAGGTGCCCCAGTAGGACAAGGACCAGGATGACGACGAGGATGATGCCGATACCCCCTGAGGGGTAGTAGCCCCAACTGGCGGAATGCGGCCAGGCAGGCAGGGCACCAACCAGCAGGAGGACGAGGACGATCAGCAAGATGGTGCCTAGCATGGCCTCAGTCCCCCAGACCCAGCAGCGACTCGATTTCAGCCAGGGCTGCGTGCACATCACGCGCCACGGTTTCTTCCAGTCGTTCCAGCGCGTTGCGCGCGCGGGCGATCTGGGCGCCAACCTGCTGACCGATGCTCAGGTCTTCGTCGTTGACGGTTTCGCGGGTGGCCGTGCTGTTGGCGTCGGCGACGGCCTGGGCCTTGTCGGCGGTGGGCTCGTCTTCTTCCGGCGTGTCGGAATCGTGGGTGGCCACGTCTGCATCCGGGTCCAGTTCGGGATGCGAGCCGACCGGTGCAACTTCGGCAGGGTCTGCCGGCGCGGTCAGGTCGGGATCGGTGTAGGCGGGCGCCGTCGATGCGGCCGGGGTATCCAGCGAGGTGGCGGCGGGATCGGTGGTGAATACGTCCTGGCCCTGGGCTTCGGGCCGGGTGACAACTTCCTGCTGTTCGGTAGATTCGGTCATGACGGGATCTCCAGTTAGTTAGAGCATCCCTTTAAATATCATGACCTTATTCGAGTTTCTAGGCCTCGCCGTTTTTATTTCTTAACCATCCCGATAACGCGACGTATCGAACACAGTCTCCCGCACTTTCGAGGACATGTTGATCGGCTTGGGGTGGTTTTTCGAGCGCTCAGCGATCTGGCGCATCCTCAGGCTGAACTTCAGCGGCTGGCGTTCCATAGCGTTCATTCGCCATCCCCCAGCGCACCACCGCGCACGATTCCATATCCCAGCAGCGCGCCAATGACTACCAGCATCAGAAGCGAAATTTCGAGTGGTTCCATGTTATTTCCCCTTGGTTAGAACTCTTCGACCGCCCAGCCCCCGCCGTCCTTCTTGGCGCGGGCCTTCACGGCGATGAACTTGAATGGGTACATGTCCGCGGCGATCTTGATCTTGGCCCGCGCGTCGTCCTGCCAGAAGCCTTTGACTTCGTGCGCCTCCATCTGTCCGTCCGGCTTCATGACGATGAAGTCTGGTGTGTAAAACGTGTTGTCTGCCAGGCGGAACTTGAGCCCCTCGAACTTGTGCCAAAGGATCCCGCCAACAGCCTGGAGCTGGGCGAGGTAGTCGGCGTAGGCCTGCTCGGTCTTGTTTTTCTGGCCGGTCTTGAGACGGCCCAGGGCGTAGTTTTTCATCGAGCCCCCTTTTTCATATAGTCCTGATACCAGCCCATGAACTCCTGGGCCACATGCTGCACGGTATAGGCTTCCCACTCGGAACCAGGCTCTTTCTCGCCCATCCAGCGACGGCATTCCTGCATGACATGAACGGCTTCATGCGCGAGCAATGCGGCGATTTCGATTCCATCCTGGGCCGCCGCAGCGACAGGGTCGAGCGTCAGCAACATGCGAATGCTGTCATCGCTACCTTCAAAGGTATGCACCGCCGCCGACTTGTCGCAGGTAAACGATGGCGGATCATCACATTTCAACTGGCGCATCTCACGGTAGAACTCCACTGCCGAAAAGCATGCGCCAAATTGAAGCGGTATCGGGTGCAGCCACTTGTAGACGATCATGCCTGCCCCCTCTCCACGTTCCACATTGCCGTCCGGAAGGGCGTCAGCTCCAGCGATGCGATAGCGCCGACGACAGTGCCGATGAAATCGCCACGGCACTGGTCTCCTTTCGGCATGGGGGCGTCGTAAAACTCACCGATAGCCCAGACTGCGGCGTAGTGGCCAGCATGGTTCTTTTCCCACCCAGATATGTGGATCTGCTTGGCCTTGTGAAGCCGGGTCAACGCCTTGACGACGGCGTGATACGGATCGTCGATCAGATTCATCATGTGGCTTTGCATCAACTCATCCCGCTCGGTCAGCAGGATCAGGATGCGCCTATCTGTTGCCTTGCTCATTTTTCCCCCGGCGCAACAAGGCGCGGCAGTTCTTCGGTGGCTTCCATCCGGTGAAAGCCGATAGCGGGCTTGTCAATCCCCGATAACAAAACGCGTTTGGCAGATGCGGCATCACCAATCAGCACCGGCGCCGTAACCTTGAACCCTTGCTTCTGGTTGTTGGCATCCGTGATCCCGATCAACACTTTGGAATGTTCCGGAATCTCGTTGCGCATGGCGTAGCCGCGGTAGCGGTTCTCGAACTCCTTGGCGATGAAGGGCCAGTCTCGCTCTGTCTTGTCGCCCAACTGAATCCAACCGCCCATTTCCTCCAGCACCCTGTGGATAACTGGGTCATCAAAGGCGACGGTTTGGTACGGTCCGACCTGGCGCATGGCCTTGTCCACCTTCGACCACGCCACCAGCGCGCTGTCCTGGCTCGACCCACGCAGCATCTTCACGACGTCGGCAGGCTTGGGCATGAACTGACCAGAGTCGGGGTTCACGCAGTGGCGGTTCAGGGCTTCGGCGACAGCAGCCAGATCGAACGGTTGCATGGCCTGCCACCAGACGTTCATCGCAAACTGGCTTGCATCCTGGCGATAGAACGCGAACACGTCGCTGATCAGGGCGCTGAAGCGCGGTTGGTCAGTAGGTTTCATTCTGCTGGCTCCTCAGCCACTGCTCCGCAACCTTTCGGTTGCTGGCCTCCAGTGCTTCCTGGCGGTTGAAGTGTTGCCCATTGACTCGGCCGGCAGCTTGATCCGTCTTGGGGGCATACAAATCCGTCCATTTCCCAGACAAGACGCTCTGATTGATCACCGCGACGGGGTCATGACCCTGTTCTCGGAATTTCGCAAGCTTCGATATCGAAAGTTCGGCAGCTCGATCAGTCAACGGAGCCTTGACGGCTTTCCGGTGTGCAACCCAATCCTGCCAAACCTGTTCGGGCAGCCAATCAGGCAACGTGACTGCCGGCCCCCTATTGACGGTTCCCTGACGGTTCTTTGATGGTTCAATGACGGTTCCGTGTCCCGTTTTCGGGCCTCTTTCACGGGAAATTTGGGACTCTTTATGGGGAAAAACGGGACTCTTTATGTCCGTTTTCGGTACTGTTCCGTTTTCGGTACTGTTCCGTTTTTGGTCCTCTTTAACTGTCCCGATTTCGGGCTCCTTCAACCGGTAAACGATGACCTGTTTTGTTGAGCCCTTACGCTCCCCGGTGTCTTCCAAAAAACCCATTTCCTTGAGCCTGGCGACGTTTGCCAGTACGGTCTTGCGATCCTGGTCAGTTGCCTCGGTCAGGTATGCCATGGACGGCCATGCGATGAAATCCTGGCCATCCGCGCAGTTGGCAATCGCCACCAATACGAACTTGGCGGAAGACGGCTTGATGGGCTGCTTAAGTGCCCAGGAAATGGCCTCGACGCTCACTTGCCCTCCGGGATGTATTGCGCGAGGGCTTTGCGAGTAGCATCAACCAAAGCCACTTCGCTTATGCCGTACATGTCTTCGAATTCCTGGCGACCCATGTCATGGACGCCGTAACCGCTATGTTGGTGATGGGGAGGGCATAGGCCGGCCGTGCGGTAGTGGCTCGCCCTGCCCCACCCCTGGCCCGTCCGCTGGTGATGCACGATGGCCGGCGTAGCCCCATAGCCAAGGAACAGACACAGCTGGCAGCCCAGTGCGGCGACATGGCCGAGATAGCGCCTCTCAGCCGCAGTGGACTGATTGCCTTTACGGCGTAGAGGGGTTGAGCGGGCCAGCATTACTGCACCCACTCCGGAACCTGCTGATAGGCGGACCACTTCACGCCCTGCTCAGCGCCGAAGGCATATAGGAACTCGACCATTTCCGACATTTCGCGGATGGTCATCTTGCTGGTCGACGTCCCGAGCATGACGAAACCACCGCGGACGCCAGGAGCCATCCGGTTCTCTTGCGCCAGGCTGGCCGACAGGATGGTCTTCCACTCTTCAGGGGAAAGCTTCTCCGCATGGCCGTCGACGGTCCAGATGACTTGCTTGGACACGTCGGCCAGCAACGCCCACATCAATGCATTTTGTTCAAGGCTGCGGTTGGCTTCCTGGATGGACACGTACACGCCATCAGGAGCCGCATTGATCGCCTGCAGGACCGTCCTACGCGATGCAGGAGTCAGTTTGGTGCGCTGTTTCATGCCTGCTCCTGTGCCAATTTGCGATACCCGACAGCCAGTAGGGCTTTCGAGAATTCCGGGTCTTTGTCCAACCGGGCATTCACAGCCCGGGTCATTGCTTGATCGTCTCCGCCCACTTCTGCCCTGATTTCTTCCAGGGTCTGTTTGGCGTAACTCAGGTATTGCTCATAGCCCATGCCATTTCTTCCATCAGGTGCAGCAGGCCCTGTCGGGTCAGGAATTGGGAGATAGCGTGGTTGCCCAACGCCTTCTCCACTGCGGGAATCAGAGCGGCCGGAAGATCTGCGCGCTTGTTCCCGTGCTTATCGATCGGTTCGGAATGCAGCCACTGGCTAACGTGCGGTGCGTACGCCCCAATCTCTTCGGCAAAAGTCGCCTGCGTCATGTGCTGGCGAACGCGGTTTTGATAGGCCAACCGGACCGCATCGCGGAACGTCATGCACTGGTCAATCGCGCTCTTACTCAGGAATCGGGGCTTGCTCGTAGGTTGTTGCTCGGGCTGCATTTTTTTGTTCTCTTTTAGGGAAAATCAATGAATGGTCTAGGGAATTACGGGTTGAATTACGGGTTGGCTGAGGAGCTAAATGAAGGCCGTTCAAAGACGGCCTTCAAGGAAGCGATGAAACGGTCAGACAGCCTCAGCAGCAACCACACGAGCGGCGCGCTTGCGGCGCACCTTGATCTTGCCGAGGCGCATAGCCGCTCCATTTACGAGGTCGGTACGGGTTTGATCCAGAACGTCTGGCCATTGAGAAATGGCACTACGAGTGATGCCCAAAGCACGGGCCAGGGCAGCCCCATTCCCGAACTTGGCGATGGCTTCTTGTTTAGTCATGGCTTCTTCACTCAACTCTGATTAGTTTGCTAAGCCGATTCTATGTTAAGTATGCTCAAAGCGCAAGCGGTTACTCTGCTAACCATGTCTACGTTGCAAGAACGACTCAAGGAAGCTAGTAGGGATGCGGGCATCTCTCAGGCTGAACTCGCCCGCCGAGTCCGGGTAACGCGAAGCGCCATCGCGCATTGGTTTTCTGGCGCCACTAGGGAGCTGACTGGGGAAAACCTGATTGCGGCATCCGCAGCCCTGGGCGTGACACCTACCTGGCTGGCAAAAGGAACAGGGCCGAAGACTGGCGCGGCGGCCGGTCTAACAGGCGGCGGTGTAGCTGTCTGGGATAGCCCTGAAGACCTGCCCGACGACGATTCGCGGGTATGGATAGACCGGTGGGACTATTTTTGCTCTGCTGGAGATGGCGGCATTCAGTGGGAAATACGCCAGAAGGACGCGCTTCCATTCAATAGTGAGTTCTTTCGCGCCATCGGATCCAAGCCCGCTAACTGTCGCTTGGTCATGGTACGGGGGGATTCGATGGAACCGTTCCTGTTCAATCGGGACATGGCCATGGTCGACATGAGTAAGACGGCGATCCGCGATGGCGTCGTCTACGCCATCATGTATGGCGACGAACCGCTGGTGAAGCAGGTCTTCAAAAAACCGGATGGCTCCCTGGTGCTGCATTCCTACAATGCCAAGTATCCAGACAAGGACATCCCTCTTTTGCAAATGGAATATGTGCAGATCATCGGCGAGGTCATCTACAGATCCGGCTCTGGATTTGCAGCTAACTAAGTCAGGAGATGAAGGTGCGACGTCTATTTTTGTGTTCGGTCTTAATGGTCTCAGCGCAGATCGCGAATGGTGCCGAAGGCTATCAGCCCACAGGTAACTACTGGTACGACAAGTGCAGCAACCCCGCGAATCTCAACTACTGCATTGGGTACATACATGGACTGGTAGACGGATACCCTGATGGTGTGCTGTCCCTCGGAATTGCTGCGAAAACTCCTGATATTCCTATGTCGGTCATGACTCCTTATTGCTTCCCAAATGGGGTGACTTATAGGCAGATCGCAGACGTATTTGTTGACTACATGCGTAAGCGCCCCCAAGAAAGACATATGATGGCCGCGCATCTGTTCAACCTGTCCGTGGCGCAATCGTTCCCTTGCAAGTGAGCTAATTTCTAATCTGCTCAACAGCCCGCCGCTCGCGGGCTTTTTTGCGTCTGTTGAGCCCGCACAACTTTCCGCTAAACTTTTTCGCTAAGTTTGCTTGACACTACACCCGTCTGCTATGTATAGTTCACTCAACGCCCAACCACACCGGCTGAGGCAACTGGAGAACTCGACATGTACCAGGCGACCACCAAATTCCTCGGCTCTGTGATCTGGACCGGCTCCAAATCGGAATGCCTGGAGATGGTCCAGCGCCTGGGCATGACGCGCTCGGAAGTCTCGATCAAGAAGATTGGTTGATCGGCATCTAGGGGATTCAGGAGAGGGTGAATGCGCGGGCTGACGCGCGGTGGGACGTGGCTGACTCACAAGGATGGCTCAAGCGAATAAGCAAGCTCGACGCCGCCTAAAAAGCGCCTTATGCCGGATTTCAGCACCGGCCACCCTCTCCTGAGTCCCTACCTAACGAACACGCAGCAGAGAAACGGAGAAGAAGATGACACAACGCAGTTACCCGTACACGGCCTGGGTACTCAAGCCGTCTTTTAAGCCATCCGAAACGACCTTCGTGGAAGGGTACAGCTCCCATATCTGGCACGGGGATATCTCTGACGCCGGAAAGTATTACCCGCAAGACAAGATCTATCCGACCAAAGCAGAGGCGATCACGCACGCGGAAATCATGATTCAGCAACAGGAAGAGGCGCTGATCAAAAAATCCGTCGCTTTGGAGAAACGGCGAGCCGCCATCACCAAAGCCAAATCCGAGACCTGACATGCCCCTCACCGACCAGCTAGCCGCTTACGCAATCGGCGTTGTTCTTAGCTGGTTCGTGAGCACCCCAATTGAATGCATATACGCCTACCTGACCTGCAATAGGGAGCGGAGGAAATCATGATTACAGCGCATTACTCCGATGAGATCGGACTTGGCAGCAACCACAAAGCGACGTGGTTCTACTCCAGATCAAAGAGCCAAACGATCTTGGTGTGCATGCACGGGATGTTGGGATGGATGCCGGGGCTTCTGTGCGATGCGGTGATGGACGACTTCGGCAACCTTGTGAAGGTGGCGTGATCATGTACATCAGCAAAACTCTAGGCCGCTTCAACCTAATCTCCAACGAAAAGAGATGGCAAGTCGGAATGCTCATGCCGGACGGAAAGTTTCTGTCCGAGCTGTGGCCCGAGGATGAAGAACCAGACATTGACGGTGTTCCGCCGAGCGTGATTCTCGAAATGATCGAAAAGCGGCTGAATTCCTACCTGTTCAAGTCCGATCGTGACAAAGACCTAGCGCGCATAGCCGCGTACCGCGAGCAGGCCGAGCAACTGGATGACGCATGGGCCCGCGCAAAGATCGCCCAGTACGAGCGGCTGGCGAACAATCTGCGTTGCTACCTCGTTTCCGAGGACGCCGCGTAATGGACCCGATCACCGTCACCTTCGCCCCGTTCGGCAACGAATACGAGCGGTTCACCTTGGACGCAGAGATTGACCTGTACTGCGCCGAGCGAACCGTCACGCCGGACCCTGAAAGCAAGGTCAAGCTGTACGTAGAGCGTGCGGTGATGCGGGTGAATGGGTCGGAAGTCCCGCACGAACTGACCCAGGCCCAGCTCGAAGAAATCCTAGCAGACGAGTTGGAAGAGCGCGCCGAGTTGGCGGAAGAGAACCGGAAGATTAACGAGAGGTGGGCGGCATGACGACGAAATATACAACGATGGACGTTTTGGTGGAACTCACTGCCGCCCTGGATAACGCCTTCATTTCGTCTTGGCAATCCACAGCAGGCTGGCAACGCGAATTAGATCGCGCTAAGGAATATATAGCGGCAGAACGAGTACGCAACGCGGCGCCGGATCTGCTGGAAGCCCTAATCAAGGCTCAAGGTGCTCTTGAGATTGCTCACAGGAAGTATGGCGACGTTGGCGGATCTGAAACCGATTGGGGCGTATGGGAGCAAGCGGATTCTTTTGCCCGCGCCGCCATCGCCAAGGCCACTGGAGAAAGCAATGGATAGCTGGCGACGACATTGGTGGAAGCCCGTCCTGATCCTAATCCTCTTCGGCCTCGCCGGACGCTGGGACGCACAAGACAGTGAGCGAGAACAGGCCCTACACAACTGGGCGAGAGTGGCTAACAAGTAAGGAACAGCAATGAGCAAGACGCACTGGAAGTTACTGATCAACCCCGACTACATCGGAGCGTATGCGCTCCCCGAGGGTGAAGACCTGACCGTGACGATTGACTTTGTCCAACAGGAAGAAGTCAAGGGAACTGGCGGCAAGAAAGAAGACTGCACAGTTGCGCACTTGGTCAATCAGAAGCCGATGATCCTGAACGTCACCAACTCGAAGAGTATCGCCAAGCTGTACGGCCCCTATATCGAAGACTGGGCTGGTAAGCCGATCACTCTGTACGCCAGCACCACCAAACTTGCCGGTGAGACGGTGGAATGTCTTCGGGTTCGCCCCAAGGTGATGGTCAAGCAAAAGCCGAAGATCACTCCCGAGCGCCTGGCGAAAGCCATCGCGTCGATCCAAGCGGGCGAGTTCACCACCGACAAGCTGCGCGCCAACTTTGCTCTGACCGAGGAACAGGATTCCCAACTGACGGAGGCATTGCATGCTGCCGAAGTTTAAGTTCCGCGCCTCCAGCATTGGCAAGATCATGTCCGACGCCCAAAGCATTGATCCGGCTCTGATGGACGAAAAGACGGCTGCTATCTCTCGTAAGACGAAGAAGACCGACGAGGATAAGGCGTTGCTCGCACCCCTGAAAGAGAAGTCCTTATCTGTCGGAGCCAAGACGTATTGCGAGCAGATCGCCAAGGAATTCGTCTACGGCTTCGAGGAAGAGGTAACGAGCAAGTACATGGAGAAGGGATTGATTGTCGAAGATCAGTCCATTGCTCTGTACAACGAAGTGTTCTTTACGTCCCACGTCAAGAACGTTGACCGTCGTGAAAATGAATGGGTGACGGGTGAATGCGACATTTTCACAGGTCGCAAGATCATTGACATCAAGTCGGCCTGGTCGCTGGCCACCTTCCCCGCTACTGCGGCGACTGCCTACGACGCTGATTATGAATGGCAGGTCCGGACTTACATGTGGCTCTGGGAAGCAGATGTTGCGGAGGTCGCTCACTGCCTAGTCAATACGCCTGACGAGCTGATCGGCTACGAGCAGGCAGAACTTCACTTTGTCGACCACATCGAGCCAACGCTAAGGGTGACGCGAGTTCAGTTCACCCGGGATATGGCGCTAGAAGCCAAGATGCGCCGCAAAGTCGAATCGGCCACTGCATACGTCAACAAGATGGTCGAACAGATCATCGCAGACCATCAAGGATAACCATGGCATCCGTCAACAAAGTCATCATCGTGGGCAACCTGGGCCGCGATCCCGAGGTCCGCTACAACCCGGACGGCGGCGCTATCTGCAATGTGTCGATTGCGACTACCAGCCAATGGAAGGACAAGAACAGCGGCGAGAAGCGCGAGGAAACAGAATGGCACCGGATCGTCTTCTACAACCGCCTGGCTGAAATCGCTGGCGAATATCTAAAGAAGGGCCGTTCCGTCTACGTCGAGGGTCGACTAAAGACACGCAAGTGGCAAGACAAGGACACCGGCGCCGACCGATTTAGCACCGAAATCGTCGCAGATCAGATGCAGATGTTGGGCGGCAAGGGTGACGAAGTCGACCGCGGCTCGGCCCCTAAGCGCGGCAACTATGCCGACCGTAAATCAACTCCCGCTGCCGCAGACCCGCGACCCAGCAGCGGCGGCGGAAGCTTGGCCGACATGGACGACGATATCCCGTTCGGTCCGATGGGCGGCAGGAAAGCCCACTACCTGTAGGAGCCATCCATGTCGAAGAACAGCCGAAAGAAGCATGAGAAACCGGGGCGCGATGTGCCGTTCCCAGGCCAAGAGGACGAGTAAATGACCAATCCCCCCACCCCTACGGCAGCCCTCTGGGACGCTCATCCTCAGGTCGTGCCCGATGAGGAAATCGGTCCAGAGCCATCGTTGCGCGAGATTATGCTCGCCTACTACACGGATCGTGGGCTTACCAGAACGAGAGCAAAAAAGGTCATCGACCAATACATCCGGCTGACTGCCGCCCACCCCAATCCCACCGGATGGCGCGACATTGCAACAGCGCCGAAGGATGGCAGCGTTGTCCATGTAGCGTGGTCGCCCGACGATTGGACGATTGGCAGCGCCTTTTACACCGATGGGAAATGGGTTGCGAGCGCCATTTTCTATTGTCTCAAC